AATAAAACTTTTGTTGAGGCAACGCAAGTATCTTTTTGAATCGTTCAACACATCGTTCAAAGTATTGATGATCCTTTTCCTGTCGGATATCGTGATGGGACATGGCGAGCTTCATTCCATACGTTCCAATTTTATTTTCTGGGCTGTCGGAAATATACTCATTTTCGTAATATTTATTGTAAACAATGTTTTCATTGCAAACATGAGTCTTAACATCGTCGCACAAATTAAAAGTCTCGCTTTGTTTCTCTACATAATTCTCTACACGCAAATACTCTACAAAGTCCGTCTCGATGCAATGAACCAATACGTCCAATTTTGATACAACCCAGTCAAATGGGTAGGTTTCAAACTTGTGTCTCATCTCCTTGATGAGAGATGCAGAGGTACATCTATGGCCCACTGAAAATAAAATGGTCTTTTCTACAAGTTTGTTGTCAACAAGTCCTTCGTGCAAATCATCTGCTGCCATATTTATAAATTAAATTACTTAAAATATACGATTTTAACTAATTTACCATATCTTTTTCACCAAGACAAATCCTGCTAAAGCCCCGAGTACTTCTACTATCAGATATAATATATAATCCATTTGTGTTATTTTATTGGCTACCATCATGCTAGTAGCAATGGCTGGATTGAATATGAATATATCGCCAGATATAGCTGCACCTAAAAAAAGGGCAGTTGCAAGCGCAGCACCATGTGCTAAATAATTTGTAGTGGAAAAAATTACAGCTGAAAGCAAAAATGTTCCAAGAAATTCAATAATATATTTATTCATTTTTCTATATTAACAGAAAATAAATGTACTCAACAAAAGGTCATTACCATTTTGTTTTTTTCACACTTATTTTTGGTCCAGCACCCTTTTTCTTACTATTTCCCGGATCGTATTTTTCCTCCTCATCGTCAGAGTGCATGTCCTTTGAAAGCTCCCAAAACTCTTTTGAACCCAATTTAAAATCATTATGCGAATCTGCCTTGTACCAAAAAACCTGATCTTGTAGTTTATTTGATTTTGCATTGTTGTTGATTACTAAACACTCGTAATTTTCAGTGCATTGGTCCATTACCTGACAAAACGATTCAAATGTGGGAAACATACCCGCATAGTTTTCAAAAATACGTTTGCGGTTTGCAATATACGGCTCACGCAGAATAAACACATAATCAATATTTGTACGAAGTGCTGGCGGAATACCCAACGGATATTGCATAGTAATTATTAACATGACTTTCCAATGACGACCATTCATAAACAACAAGCGCATCATCTTGTCTCGCGACCACGTATTATCATATAAACAATCATCCAAGATGACAAATGTGCGCGGGTCTATTGTGCTACGCTTAAATGTTTCAACCTCCTTTTTGATTTGTTTCAGAACAGACCGCTGACGCTTTAGGATATTCTCAACGATTGCAGTATTATATTCATTGTGAATAAAGAGTTTCGGCACCATTTTACTATAAAATCCGTTTCCTTCTTCTGTCCCGGAAATTACTGTGCCGATAGGTATGTCTTGGTGATAAAATAACAAATCACGAACTAAGAAACTCTTACCTGTATCACGACGTCCAATAAGCACCACAACGGGACCCTTGCTTTCATTTGGCTTAAAACTTATACTTTTCATGTCAAATCTTTTTAATTCTAATGTCATATCTTCTGTATATATAATTCATTTTAGAAAAAGTGGACGGGATTCTACGCAATCAATTGTGCCACAAATTTATCCCTTGCATTACATTCTATTTGCGTTGAATCCCTTCCACATTTTCTAAATGTGAATTATATGAACGATATAGTTAACTACAAGAAGCGTAAAAACACTGAATTATTCAAATCTTTAGAAAGATTTGATTTAGATCAGACTCAAAACTATATTCCAATTTATACTAAACTAATGACGTTGAATGAAACAAATTTTAATAGTGTCAATTTAAATCATAGCTTGTATATTACCAATGTTATTAACAATATTGAGGGAAATCAAAATCTATACAAGTGTTCCCTGAAGAATTCCGCCGACGACCAGCTAAAAATAAAACCCAAGAACGTCTTTTGTAAGATGGCACCTTTATTAGACCCAATAAGATATTTGATAGGTAAATATGATGTGTCAGACAGCTCATTGATGAATTTGCCTTCCATAGATTCTACTGCTTCTTCAGTCAATTCAAAACTATTAGATGTGAATAATTCGGCCTATGTTGACAGCTTGTTTTCTCATCTAACAAGTCAATTGTTGTCTAAGCACGGATTTATACACGGAATAGAGTTTTATGGTTCATTCTTGTCCATTAAGAAAAACTTTAAACTAAATGTGTTTGATGACTTGGATTATTTAATAAAGTCGGATTTTTTCAACAAGAATAAAAACCAGTTATTTCAGATTGAAGATTATAGTGCTTTATTTGATGATGACACAAGTAAGAAGAACCTCCCAGCTATTAAAATTGATGCAACCGGGCAGGATTGTGATTTTTCAATTGATCCGATAGAAGATATATTATTTAATGAAGTATTTGACACTTCTCAAACGGATGATAGTGTATCTGCATTAACAACAGATAATCTGAAAGAGTTGAGTATGGAAACATTTGCACTTAATACACTCAGTTCTCATAATTCCGAGACCATGGATTCAGAGAGCTCATGCTCTTCTAGAACAAGTCATACTAGAGACTCGGATAGTTGCGGTGATGAGAACTCTACAGAAGAATGGACCGACGAAAATAGCGAGGATGATGATGATGATGATGATGTCAGTGAGGATGAATGTATAAATGTAACATTTCCAAAATATCCGGTGCAAGTTATTTGCATGGAACAATGCCAAGATACGCTGGATAATCTCATGTTGAAAACTGATATGGACGAGATTCATTGGATGTCAGCATTGATGCAAATTATCATGACGCTAATTACTTATCAAAAGGTATTTGCCTTTACGCACAATGATTTACATACGAATAATGTAATGTATGTGCCTACGGATAAAAAATACATATATTATTGTTTCAAGAACAAGTATTATCGTGTGCCGACATTTGGTAAAATATTCAAAATCATTGATTTCGGACGAGGCATTTATAAATACGATGGAAAGGTTTTATGTAGCGATAGCTTTAGTTTTGGTGGCGATGCAGCGACCCAATACAATATTGAGCCCTACTTTAACGATAAAAAACCGCGATTGGAGCCGAATTATAGTTTTGATTTATGCAGATTGGCTTGTTCCATGTTTGATTATTTGGTCGATGATATGGATAGTATCAAGGATTTAAGCAATTGTGATACTATAACCAGAATCATTGTTGAGTGGTGCTTGGATGATAATGGATTGAATGTCTTGTACAAGAATAATGGTGCGGATAGATATCCCGATTTCAAGTTATACAAAATGATTGCACGATGCGTGCATAAACATACGCCTCAAGCCCAATTGGAACGCAAGGAGTTTAATGCATTTATATTTCCCAAGAAACAAATTCCCGGAAATGAAAAAGTAATCAATATTGATGATTATCCGTCATATGCATAAATCGTCATAGGTATAATAATAATTTGTGATGTATAATAAAAATATTTGTAAAAATTTTATTATACTTTATTGGACATAGCCAAAAATATTTATCTTGTATAATTATAAGATTCTTTCATGTCGTCGTATGGATTTATTATTACTAGACACGTTAATTCCGAAAAAACCAATAAATATTGGAATCATGCGGTAAGGAGCATACGACGATTTTATCCATTTAGAAAAATAGTCATTGTTGATGACAATAGCAATCAAGCATTTGTAAGAGCGGAATACGAGTACAAAAATATTCAAATTGTGAAATCTGAATATCCGGGCAGAGGAGAATTATTGCCATATTACTATTTTCATAAAAATAAATACTTTGATAATGCGGTTATTTTGCACGACAGCGTGTTTTTTCACAAACGAATTCATTTTGAAAAATTAAACAATGTGAAGGTTCTTCCCATGTGGCATTTTGACATGAATGAAAATATGGAAAATTGTTTACGACTAGCCAGGTATCT